CAAATTGATATTCATGTAAATGAAAACATGCCAATATACAATGCAAAATTAAGTGGGAATAATGAATTAATGAATTGGTTACAAAGTTTATAATTATTTTTATAAATGAATAATATGGAAAAATTACATATAGTAACTGTTGCGACCCATGATGATGGATATTATCATGCTTTAATGCAAAGTGCAAAAAATAACAATTTAAATTTAACCACATTAGGATGGGGTCAAAAATGGACAGGATTTACAATGAAATATAATTTATTAAAAGAACATATTAATAATTTACAAGATAATGATATTGTTGTTTTTGTTGATGCATATGATGTACTTATATTAGATAATGAAGAAAGTATAAAAACTAAATTTCGTTCTTTTAATAAACCAATCATATTAAGTGTTGATGGTAAACCACATTTGTTTATTATAAATTATTTTCATAGTTTATTATTTAAAAGTTGTAATAATGAGAAAATAAATTCAGGATTATACATGGGTTATGTATGGGCTATTAAAATATTATTAAATAAAATATGCAGTAATAAAATAATGTCATGTGATTCACCTCAAGCAGATGATCAGATGTTATTAATTAATGTATGTAATTCTAATGATTTTTATGATAAATATATTGCAATTGATACTAATAAATTATTATTTTATAATACGTTTGGTAATTCAAATTTAGATAATTTATATCAAGATTTTAATTTTAACGAAACAAATATAGTTGTAAATAATAAATTAGTATTAAAAAATAATAATACTACACCAAGTTTTATTCATGGACCAGGTAATACAAATTTAAATACAGTATGTAAATTATATAATTTACCAATTCTTAATGCAAACAAAAGAGATTTAGCATACAGAATTAAAGTATATACTAAGCCTGAATATTTAAAAATATTTGCAACTGAATTGGTATATTATTATCAATTACTTATTATATTTTTTATATGTATTGTATATTATTACAAAAAATAATAGATTAATAATATATATTAATCTATTATTAATACATGAACCAAATTAATGTATTTAAACCATACTTTAAACAAAATAAAAATATTACATTAGATAAAAATACGAAATTATCTGCATTAAATCGATCATGGTTTACTTCTACAGAAATTGCATCTATATATCAATTTCCAACACCTAGTACAACAGTTAATAAAGTAATTGGTGTTATTTCATTTGGTGGTGGTGTATTTGGAAATATATCAGCTAATGGTATTTTAACAGGTGGTGATTTTCAAACATATTGGAGTAGCTTAGGAATTAGTTCTGCAAATATGCCAACTGTAGTTGTTGTATTAGTAGATGGTGCGACGAATAGACCAGTTGCAACGGATGGTGCAACTATCGAAAATACAATTGATATACAAACAATCGGTGGATGTTATCCTAGTTCTAAATTAACAATTATAATATATATAGCTCCTAATACATTTAGTGAATTTGTGAATGTAATTAATTATGCATTAAATACACCTGTTACAGTAAATGGTTTGAATGTTACACCATCTGTTTTATCTATTTCATGGGGTGCACCAGAAATATATTATGGTTCAATTGCAAATTCAATCGATGCTGTCTTGGCAACGGCAGTTAGTCGTGGTATTAATGTTTGTGTTGCATCAGGTGATAATGGTTCTAGTGATGGTGTTAATGATGGATTATCACATCCTGATTTTCCTGCAGCTTCGCCTAATGTAATTGCATGTGGAGGTACTAGTTTAGTATGTCCAAATAATATATATGATAATTCAACGGTAGAAACAGTGTGGTCTGGTAGTGGTGGTGCACTTAGTAGTATTTTTTCTAGTCCATCATATCAATCAAGTTTAAATAAAGTTGGAAGATCGGTACCTGATATTGCATTGAATGCAGATCCCAATACAGGAGTATTATATTTGGTTGGTGGTAATCAATATATTGTTGGTGGTACTAGTATTGCAGCTCCTGCAATGGCAGCATTTATTGCATTAACAAATATTAATTATTTTGCAAATACTAGATTATACACATATGGATATAGTTGTTATCATGATATATCAGTAGGAAACAATGGGGCGTTTAGTGCATTAACAGGATATGATAATTGTACAGGAATTGGAAGTATTATTGGGAATACATTATCCAATGCATTATTAGGTAATATCACAAATGTACCTGTAACAGGAATTACAGTAAATACATCTAGTGTTACATTATCAGTTACACAAACTACACAAATTATTGCAACTATAGCACCTTCAACTGCAACTAATCAAAATATAACATGGTCAAGTAATAATACAAATATTGCTACAGTAGTAAATGGATTAATAACAGCTATTAGTGTTGGTACTACTATTATTTCGGTAACTACAAGTGATGGATCATTTGTAGCAACTGTAGCAGTTACAGTACAATTGGGAGTAGCTAGTGTAAGTGTAAGTCCATCTAGTGTTGCATTACGTGTTAATCAAAATGTAAATATTACAGCAACAGTATTACCTGCAAATGCACCTAATAAAACTGTAACATGGTCTAGTAGTAATACAAATGTTGTACGTGTTAATAATACTGGTATGATTACAGGTGTTGGAAATGGAAATGCAGTTGTGACAGTAAGAACACAAGATGGTAATAAAACAGCTACAACTAATGTAGTTGTTACAACAGCTGTTACTGGTGTTTCAGTTAATGTTGCAAATGTATCTTTAACACCAAGAACAACACGACAAATAATAGCAACTGTATTGCCTACTACTGCATCGAATAAAACAGTTACATGGTCAAGTAGTAATTCAAGTATTGCTACTGTAGGTAATCATGGATTAATTACAGCTATTAAAATTGGTAGTGCAACAATTACAGCTAGAACGCAGGATGGTAATAAAACAGCAACAGTTACTACAAGAGTTGTTTCTCGTTTATCGAATATATATAATAATAATAAATTATTACATACCTTAATAAATAAATATTAATGGTCTATTATAAACTAATTATAAATTAATACTCATTAAAGTTAATCTGGACTTTAGGCTTTACTACACGCAATTCTTCAAATGTCTTCATACTAATAGGTCGAATTGTTCGAATTGTTTGAATAGCAATCTTGGCTTGACGTTCCTCCTTGATAGAAGGAGGTTCAGTACGCTTAATGCCACGAACAGGAGTTTGAGGGCAGGCGTCCATTGTATTATTGAATTACAGTTGTTAGTTACTAGAATATTAATAAATACTATAAACAATTAATTTTTCAATTTTTTGTAAAATATTGAAAAAATAATATAATATATAGATATGATAGTAATTAATAAAATGGAGCTAGATATAATCAATCAAAATACATATGAAGAAATATCTAAAGAATTTTCAGAGACTAGAGCATACGTTTGGAAATGTGTAAAAGATTTTACCAGTCAAATAAATAATAATAGTAATAATAATATTATAGAAATTGGATGCGGTAATGGTAAAAATATGGAATATATATTAAAGAATAAAAATATAAATATAGTAGGCATTGATACATGTTTACATTTTGTAGAAATATGTAAAAAGAAGAAATTACATGCATTGCAATCAAGTTCAATTAAGTTAGATTTTCCAAATAATCATTTTGATTATTTATTATGTATAGCAATGTTTCATCATTTATTAACAGAAGAAGATAGAAATCAATCTATGAAAGAATTTATACGTATTATGAAACCTAATAGTTATGGAATAATAACTTGTTGGGCAACTGAACAACCTGATGATAGTAAATTTAAATTTCAAGAAGGTATTAATATTGTACCATGGAAAGGTAGACAAGATATTAATAAAATTAGATATTATTATGTATATAGTCATAAAATGTTTCAAGAATATTTTGAAACATTTGATGAAATTAAAATTTTAAAAATATATAATGAAGTTGGTAATTGGGTTCTTTTATTTATAAAAAAGTAATATTATTTACGCTGTGGGAGCAGGAGCAGGAGCAGGAGCAGGGGCAGGTACTCGTGCAGCTGGTGCAACTGGTGCAGAGATGTATTTAGCAGCAGCTGCAGGTAAACCTGCAGGTACAATTGCTACACCACCATCTTCTACTGGCGCTCTAGATAATTTTTTTAATCTAGTAACGATTTCAGGTGATGCCATGTCAAATACATCATAAAAGGTTGACCATGGAACTGAATTACAAGCTCTATAATAATTTGTAATATTTTTAGATTGAATTGCAAAAATAGCATTATTGTTATCTGCTAATCTGTTGCTTGGTAATATGGTACGGTCATTTAAATTCCAGTCGACACCGTTTTTGCTGTAAATAAAAGTTGGTGTAAATTCTCCTGTTTCTTGATTTACATCTGCACCACCAACAACCCAGTTAAATCCATTCCAAACAACTGAAAAACATAAATCAGTTAAAGAACTTACATCAACCGCATGCCAGCATTTACTATCATGACTGTATGCAATTTGATATCCACCAGTACTACATAAATTATATGCAACAGCTACCCATACTGATCCATTCCATTGTATTTGATTACATATATTATCAGAAAATTCATCTACATATCGAATACAAGACCAGCAATAACCATTATAACTGTAAGCAAATTCACCATTAATACCTCCAGCTACCCACATTTTATTATTAAATCCTAAACTAGTAATGACACACATAGAATCATCATCCCAATCTACACAATCCCAGCATTCACCATCATAACTATATAATAATGCATGACGATCACCACCTGCTAATAATAAAACACCATCAAATGCTAAAGAAGTAAAAACATCAGGCCAACATTCGTCATATACGCAATACCATCTTTTACCATCATCACTTTTTACAATTTTACCTCTATCTTCAGGAGATTCTGGGATCCAACCTCTTTCTTTAATTTCTTTTGTTTTGAGTTGTTTTTCTTCTTTTGTTTTAGCATCTACTTTACCACGAGTTAAATTGCAAGAATATGTGCTACCACATGCAAACCAATGACCATTGGCCCATATAATATCAGTGCATTGACCCCAAAATGGGTTATTTCCTTCAACAGGTAACCAATTTTTACCATCTACACTGTATATCATTGATACGCAATTTTCTTCAATACCACCAGCTAACCATATTAACCCATTGTATGATATTTTATTTATAAATTTTAATAATTGACCACCTGAATCAGCATTTTTCCATGTAACACCATTGTAAGAGTATACCATTTTACCAACACCTTCACATAAATCAGCGGGAAATGATGCTGCTACGCAAAAGTTATCAGTGACTGTTTCAACACCATTTAAACGAGGTACAATGTATTTTAAAATGGCGGAATCGTTGTTATTGTTTATGTTGTAGTTAGACATTTTTGTTATATACTATATATAAAGAAAATAATTTCTTATATACTTCTTATATATTTTATATATAAAAACTGAAAAATTATAATAAAGAAATAAAAATACTAGTATTAACTAGACATTTAAATGAACAAATATGAAGATTCAAATTTGGAAGAAGATAATGAAATCTTAATTAGTATACCTTACAATGAAAACAATATTCTCATTGAAAGTGAAGATGTGGAAAGATTATTGCGGAATTTTAATATTATAATCAAAGTAAATAATATTGAAATTTTTAGAGAAGCAATGTCTCACTATTCATATGTTAAACAAAAATACTATGCTAAATACACTAAAGAAATGAATGATATTAAAAAGAATAGAAATACAATAGTTGAATTACGAGACATTTCAAGTGAACGATTAGAATTTGTAGGAGATGGTACAATTAAGGATATTTTATGTTCTTATTTGTATTTACGGTATAAAAACAATCCAAAGGGTGATGAAGGTTTTATGACATATTTAAAAACAAAGATAGAAGATAAATCATCATTTTCAAGATTTGCAAAAGAATTGGGATTAGACACATATGTATTAATTTCAAAACAGACGGAATTAATTAAAGGTAGAAATTCAGATAAAATTCTAGAAGATGCATTTGAAGCATTTTTAGGTGCATTAAAATTAGATCAAGGTCAAGATGTATGTAAAAAGTTAATAGAATATTTTCTAGAAAATAGTGTAGACTACCCCTCACTGATTTATCAAAATGAAAATTATAAGGATCAACTAATGCAATTGTTTCATTCGAATAAATGGGTGTCACCAATATATTGGGAAGTAACATGTAAAGTAACAGGATCACAAAAAATATATACAATGGGTGTGTTAGATCCAATGATATCATTAGATGATAAAGGTCGACCAAATGAAATCATTATTATTGCGGAAGGTGAAGGAACATCAAAACAAAAGGCAGAACAACAGGCGGCTTTAAATGCATTGATTAAGTTTCGGCAGATAAAAGAGGATCAGATTAAATAAATTAAAATTGTGTTAATCCAGTAGTACCTAAATATGTATTTATATTATCAATAAATGATGGTGTAATTAATTCAATTGGAAAACTTAAAAAATTTATACAATCATGTCTTCCATTATGTTTTTCATTTATTTTATACACATCATAATTATATTTTTTAACATGATTAATTAATTCTTTATAATTATCAATTTCAGTATGTTGTTCAAAACTAATAATTGGTCTAAATTTTTTAATTATATTATCTGCACCTAGAACAACTTTAAATTCCATTCCTTCAACATCTAAATGTATACAACCAATATTATCAATTATTTTAGAATCATATAAATAATCAAGAGTACATGCATTTACTTTATTTTTTCCAGAATCAATATTTTTATCAGTCCAATCTTCGTTATATATAAATGATGCATGAAATAAATCATCATTTGTTGCAATTACTTCATTTTTATCACTTATTGCTTTTTCGATTGTAACAACATTATTTATGTTATTTAAAATACATAATTGTTTAATATAAGTAATATTATCATGAGATGGATCTATTGCATATACTATTCCTTCAATATTTTTAGCCCATATTACAGCATTATCTCCAATAAATGCTCCTAAATCAATAATATTATTTTTTAATATTTTATTTGATATTAAATATGTGTGTATTTTTCGAAATAAAATTTCTTTATCAGGTCTACCAATAAAATGAGTATTATTACGTGAAAGTATATTAATATTTGGTATTATAATTTGTACATTATTATCAAAAGGAAATGTAACTACGTTTTCATTATTATCAATTGAAATTGTAGTTACATTTTCCATTTTTTCATTATTATATATAAATAAAATTACTATTATTACTAAAATTACGAATATAATATATATTGATTTAATCATTATATATATTATTATTATATATTATTATTATATATAATTATTTATAAATAATTATATATATGAAGAAAATAATTTTATATTT